TTCTACGTGAAGTAATAGACGAGTCGAGCCAGAAGGTACTTATCTTTGTGCCGTTCAAACACGTCATTGGTATCCTCAAAGAGAAACTGACTAAAGATGGTATAACAAATGCGGTTATAAACGGCGATGTGTCTGCGCAAAAACGTACAGCTATCTTCAAAGAGTTTCAAGAAACTAACGACCCCCGAGTACTTATTATACAACCGCAAGCTGCTGCGCATGGCGTGACACTTACTGCGGCGAATACAATCGTATGGTGGGGGCCAACCTCTTCGCTAGAAACTTACGCCCAAGCTAACGCGCGCGTACACAGATCAGGGCAAAAGCACCCGTGTACAGTAGTTCAGTTAGAAGGCTCTATGGTAGAGAGGCACATATATAAGATGCTAGACCAACGGATTAACGTACATACAAAAATGATAGATTTATATCAAGATATACTTGAACTATAAGCTAAACTGCACTATATTACATAAAACATAACTATAGATGGAGTATGATGACATGACAGACGCTGTTGTGACGGACCTTGACCGCCTCGTTTCGGTGTACGTAAAGATTCGAGACAAGAAGGCAGAGTTAGCTACTGAATTTACTGCCAGAGAAAAAGAGCTTAACGCTAAATTAGATACACTTAAGGCGGCGCTACTAGAACATTGCAAGGCTACTGGAACCGAATCTGTTAAGACCGCTTCTGGTACGTTCTGGCGCACCCAGAAGAAACGTTTCTGGACTAGCGATTGGGAAGCCATGAATAAGTTTATCGTAGAAAACGAAGTGGTAGACCTATTGGAGAAACGGATTAGCCAAGGTAATATGCGGCAGTTTCTTGAAGAGAACCCTAACCTACATCCCCCCGGATTAAACGCAGACAACGAGTACACCATAACCGTACGGAGAAAAAAATGACTGGCTTAGAAAATTATGTCCCCGTGGAAGAAGTTGCAGAGCATCTTTCTGTAAAGGTGAGCACGATTCGACAGTGGGTAAACAAGGGTTTGATACCAAAAAATACCTACATAAAAGTGGGCTATACCTACCGCTTTAGTATTCCGGCTGTAGTTGAAGCGTTAAAACAAGAAGCCCCCGAAGAAAGTTCTGGTCAAATTACAGAACAGTTAGAGCTAGCGTTCGACGAGGACGAAGACGTATGACCGGTGGCTCGAGTGACGTAGACCCCTTTGAAGCCTTACTTGCTGAGCTTAAGCCTGAAGTTATTGCGCCTAAAGTTATTGAGCCTACGGCAGATGTTGCAGTTCTCGATCCAGAAGAAACATCTACAATACTGCGTTTGAGTATTCGTGAAAACTCGTTTCGTGTGACAGGGGGTTCAACAGTAGAGCTAGGAGACGATCCGCTTAAAGTTGTTATCTTAAAAGCTGCGCCTTTATCGCGTATGTATTATTCAGAAGCTTATGCGGATGGGCAGAGTAAACCACCTACGTGTTGGTCTACAGATGCAGGAATGGGCGTCCCTGCTATACAAGTGCCAATAGATAATAGACAGGCGTCTGCGTGCTTAAATTGCCCCCAAGATATTAGGGGTTCGGGTAACGGTTCTTCCAAAGCGTGTAGATATCAGCAACGTCTTGCTGTAATGCTAGCCGACAAAGATGGAGTTCTACAGCTTAACCAAGTTTGCCAATTATCTTTACCCGCAACAAGTGTGTTTGCTAAAGATAAGAAGAAGAAGGGACTACAGACGTATGCGAAGCTAATTCAAGATCAAGGCGCGTTACTGTCCATGATCCTGACAGAATTAAGTTTCGATAAAGATAGCAGTACGCCTAAGCTGTGCTTTAGACCTTCCCGAGTGTTAACTGACGCCGAAACTGAAGTAGTGAAAGATGTACAGAAAGACCCCAAGACTAAAAGATTGATTACTTTTAGCCCAAAGCCCTACGTAGACGATGGCCCTAGCATGGACAACGTATTCAGTACTGTCAAAGGCGATGGGGTGTACGTAAGAAGTTTGTAGTAACCGTAGTACCTGAACCATAACTTAGCTTTTACCGGCTAATGCTATTTTAAAAACCTTAAAGAGAGTGCAGATATGTCTAAACCAACTTACATGTTAAACAATGTGGAAGCCCTTTACCCAAAGCTAGATCAGCCCTATCATTTTGATCGGCAGGGTGGGAAGAATAAACAGGGGGCGAGTGTTCCATGCTTGGCTACTGCCCAAGGAGCTACGTACCAAGTCAATTTTAAAATGACAGCGGCACAGGCTAAAGACCTTTTTACCTGTATGGCTAAAGCTTATGAGGACAGTAAAGAAGACTCATGGCCTGCATTAACAATGCCCTTTACAAAGACTGACGACAAAATGTTTGAGGGTAAAGCTAAGATACCTGCTTCGTTCGACGGTAGACCAACGACCCAACCCAAACAGTATGACGCTAACAACACTCCGCTAGATGGTGAGTTTCAACTTACTTCAGGTAGCACTATAAATGTGTTTGTGGAATTAGTTTCTTATAACGGAAGTATGGGTAATGGTGTATCTTTACGCTTGCGCGCAGTACAGGTTATAAAGTACAAAGAGTACTCTGCGGCATCACCTTTTGAAACGCAAGAAGGGTTTACACAAAGTGGTTTTGTTGAGGGCACAGAAAATCTTGACGCCGTGTTTGATACCGAGGAAAAAACGGTAGTAGTAGAAGAGGCTGTCGCTGAGGTTGTCGAAGAACCTAAAGTTAAAGTTTCTAAGAAGAAGCAAAATGCCCCTAAGCCGGACGTAGATTTGGCTTCTTTGCTCGATGAGTTTGATGATTAAAATAAAGTGGGTGCCTTCGGGTGCCCACACCTCTCTTATGTATGGATAAAATATGGACACCAAACAGTTTTTGAGTACGGTGTTAGGTGACGAAGGTTACTACTGTGTAGCGGGGTTTAAGGACGGAAAAGTAATACAAAAATTCTATGGTTCCTTAGACTCTGTTGCGGAGACCGCAGCTAATTTTGATCTGGAAGGGCGCGATGCTTATTTTGCGTTAGGTACTTTTGTTGATGGTACAAACCGCAAAGCGGATAACGTACAGCACTTAAGATCACTTTTCCTAGACCTAGATTGCGGTAAAGGTAAGCCTTACGCTACACAACACGAAGCTCTAATCGCCTTACGCGAGTTCTACACTAAGTATAAACTGCCCCGCCCTACCGTAGTTGATTCAGGGTACGGGGTACATGTTTACTGGACGTTAGATAAGTCTTATAGCCGAGAAGAATGGTTGCCCGTCGCTGCTACGCTTAAAGCTTCGTGTTTGCAGGAAGGTTTAGAGATAGACCCTGCTGTAACATCTGATGCGGCGCGAATCTTGAGGGTGCCTGATACTCGTAACTTTAAAAAAGCTATACCGAAGCAGGTACGGGTTATTGTCAAAACAAAAGTGCAAGTTAACTTACAAGAGTTTGCAGATAAACTACCTATAGATTTGATACCAGTCCCCTCTGCCAGCCCTCACTCAGAGGCTGATGCTGCGGATATGGCACGAGCTATTGGAGAAAACAGATACACAAAGAAGTTTTATAACCTATTAGTTAAGACTGCTAACGGTACTGGGTGCGCGCAAATCAACAAGGCAGTTACGCAGCCTAACGAGATGTCCTACCCCGAATGGTTGCACGTATTGTCGATAGCTAAGCATTGCGATGTGGACGGTGATAAATCTATACATCTTATCTCTAGTAAGTACGAAGGGTATAACGCAGAGGAAACAGAGAAGGTTGCTGCTTCTATAGAAACCCCGCACCTATGCACTACGTTTGAAACAGATAACCCCAGTGGATGTGAAGGTTGCCCCCACAAAGGGCAAATAAAAACTCCTATCACGTTGTGCAGAGAACTACGCGAAGCAGAGAGTAACGTCATAGACATACCGGTAGTGTCATCAGAAATATTGGAGGGGGATAGCAACGAGTTTGAAACTCCTACTCCCCCGTTAACCGAGAAGTACACCATACCTACCTACCCCGCACCCTACGTTAGACTAGCTAATGGTGGTGTTGGCGTAAAGATACGGGACAAGGAAGGTAATGTGGAGGAACGAGAGGTATACAGGCGTGACCTGTACATTTCCAAGCGTATGTTCGATCCAGTAGATGGGCCGTGCTACGAGTTTAAGCACCACACAAAGCGAGAGGGTATACAGACTTTCGTTATTGCTAGCGTTGTTCTCTCTTCACCGGACGGTTTCCGTAAGGCTATGGGGGAGAATGACATATTTGTTTTAGGTAAAGACGCGGAGAAACTTATGAGATATGTAGGAGCTTGGGTAGAAGAATTAATGGACCACGATATAGTTGTAGTGAAGACACAGTTTGGTTGGACTGAGGTTAACAAGTCATTTGTGCTAGGCAATCAAGAAGTTTTTGCTGACCATATAGGAATTAACCCTCCGGGATCACGTACTGCGCAATACTTCTCGGCGTTTGATAAGAAAGGCACGCTAGAC